GTCCTTGACGTGCCCGCCGCTACCGCCGTGACTCGCCCGTCTGGTGATGGGTGGCTTTGGGATCGCCGACATTCACCTACTGACATCGCTCCCCTGGTGTCCGCAACGGGCGCCGTGTGGTTGCTCGGCCGTCCGGTCGAAAAGCCGTTCGTGTCCAAGTACGAGACCGAAGACCTCGCGGTCGTCTGATCGAAGGAGTCCCCTGTGCGTCGTGACCGACTGATTAGACGCGCCGAACGGGGCCGGTTCCTGGTCACCACCGACTCCGAGGAGACCTTCGAGGGCGTGCTGGTCGACTGGGATGAGGGCCATCTCATCCTTGCCGACGCGTCGTCGGTCTCACCCAAGGGCGACCGCCTGAAGATTGACGAGTACCTGTGGCTGCCACGTGCTCGCGTCAAGTACATGCAAGCGTTGAGGGGGTAAGGCGTGTTCCTATCGAACGGGGCTGTCGTTCCCTCCCAGGTTGACACCCTGGCAGACCGGACGCCGATCTTTGCTGACGCCTCCTACTACGCCACGTCTTCGCTTGAACTGCTGGGCACCTATGCCGCGTACAGCGCGCTGTACAAGTCGCAGGTTTGGGTCGGCATCGTCATCCGCAAGCTGGCGATGGGCACGGCGCGGATGCCGTTCAACGTCCAGATCCGGCTGAACGACACGGACTCGAAGCCTGAGAATGGCCCGCTCACTGAGCTACTGGCCCGGCCGAACCCGCGCATGTCTGGGTTCAAACTGTGGGAGTGGACCTCCTCTACTCGTGACATCTACGGCGAGGCATTCTGGCTGAAACTCCGCGACGAGAAGAATGTTGTCCGCGAGCTCCACCCGATGCACCCGGCGAACGTAATCGCGCGGCGCAACATCGAGGGTGGACTTGAGTACATCTACTCCTCCGGCACTCGCAACGTGTCGATGCTCCCGCCGATCCCTGAGGATGATGTCGTTGCGTTCACGACCTACAACCCGGACAACCTGACGCGCGGCCTGAGCAACCTTGAGGGTCTGCGGATGACCCTATTGAACGAGGACGCGGCTCGACGGGCCACCCAGGCGTTCTGGAAGAACGGCCTGCGGCCATCCATGATTGTGACGCACCCAGGCGAACTGTCGCAGCCGGCGAAGGATCGGCTCAAGGCGAACGTCGACGCGCGTCACGCCGGCGCTGACAACATGGGCGGTTCGATCGTCCTCGATGAGGGCATGACCATGGTGGAGATGCAACTCACCGCTGAGGAGATGCAGTACATCGAGGGCCGGAAGCTGAACCGCGAAGAGGTCTGTGGCGCCTACGATGTGCCCCCGCCTGTCGTTCACATCCTCGACCACGCGACGTTCTCGAACATCACCGAGCAGTTGCGTTCTCAGTACAGGGACACGATGGCGCCGCGGTTCGTCGGCTTCGAAAGCGTCGTCAACCACCAGCTCGTGCCGGACTTCTACCCTGACCGCGGCGTCTACTCCCGATTCAACATGGACGAGGTGTTGAGAGGCGACTTCGAGGCGAAGGCCGAGGCCGCCGTATCGCTGCGCAACGCTGGTCTGCTGACTGGCAACCAAGGCATTGCGATGTTCGACCTTCCTCGTTCCGAGGACCCGAACATGGACCGCTACTTTGCCAACGCCGCGCTCGTGCCTCTGGGCACCCCGGCGCAGCGGATCTCTATCACAGAGGCAGCCACACCGACCCCTGCGATGGCCGCTGAGGCTGCTGTGGCTGCGGGTGGTGCTGACGTAGCCGCTGCTGATGCTGCGGCAGGGAAGGCCGTCACACGCTCGTTCACGAGCCGCGTCAACAGGAAGGCGACAACCCCTGTCATCCGTGCCGCGATCATTGCCACCAACAAGGCTGAACTCGACAAGTTCTTTGCCAAGCAACGCGCGTCGGTCAAGGCTGCCGTGGGCAAGAAGGCTGCCGGCGTGTTCGACCCTGCCGCGTGGGATGGCGACCTGTCGACGATCCTGCACTCACTCTCCGAGGCGACCGCGAAGACGATCGGCGCAAAGGTCGCCGCCGATCTTGGCGGCGAGTATGACGGCGCGGAGATCGCTGACTACCTGAAGTCGAACTCAGTCTCGACCGCGAAGAGCATCAACGCTACAACGGCCGATCAGATCGCCACCGCGCTGGAAGACGCCGCGAACGATGAGGACGCAATCGACGGTCTGTTCGATGGGGAGATCGCGGCCCGGTCGAATCAGATCAGCCTCACCCGCCTCGCGGTCATCGGTGGCTTGGCCGCTCAGGTCGCCGCCCGTTTGTCGAAGGCGAAGACGAAGACGTGGATCACCACGTCCGCGAAACCCCGACCATCTCACGCCGCGATGGACGGCGAGACGGTCGAACTCAACACGCCTTTCAGTAATGGAGGCAACGGCCCAGGTGACTACTCGATGGGCGCCGATGAGGTTGCGGGATGCACCTGCGACCTCGATTTCTCCATGGAAGGCTGACCATGAACATCGTTCGCAAAGACGCCACGATCACGCCCACGGGCGCCGACGAGGACTTCCCCGGCAGCTTCGACGTGGTGCTGTCTGCCCAGACCCTTGATCGTGACGAGGAGACCCTGCTTCAGAAGGACTGGAAGACGCCGCTTCCGGATCGGATCACGTTCGACTCCGACCACGGCATGAGCGTGGCCACGACTGTCGGGTCAGGTGAGCCGACCTTCAACGACGCAGGCGACATCGTGGTGAGTGGCTCCTACTCCTCATTGCAGCGAGCGCAGGACGTCCGGACGTTGGTCAACGAGGGTCATATCCGTACCGTGTCAGTGGCGTTCATGTCGACACCGAGCACCGAGAAGGGTGCGCCGAAGGGCGCGAAGGTCCGCGAGCTGCTCAACGGCGCGTTCGTGGCTGTGCCCTCCAACCGTGAGGCCCTCGTCCTGGCGTCCAAGGGCATGAAGGTCGGAGCACGGAACAGTGCAAGCGACATGGAGCACGTGCAGGGCATTCACGACCATGCCGCCTCGATGGGCGCGGACTGCACGCCCGCGGGAAAGTCCGCCACTAGCGTCAGCATGAAGGCGGTTGTCGGAAGCCTCGAAGCGACCCAGGAGCGGGTCCGTGATGCCCTCCAGGATGCCTACTCCGAGAAGTACGTGTGGCTCCGCGCAACCCTGCCCACCGAGGCAGTGTTCGACCTGAGCGAGATCGACGGCCCTGGCAGCGAGACGATGCGTCAGCCGTACACAGACGACGGGACTGTGGTCACCCTCACAGGGACCGCGACACCCGTGGACGTGGCAGAGATTGTCACGCCCGACCCCGACGAAGAAGCAGCCCCTTCCGGAGCTGACTCTGCCCCCGTCTCCGAGGCGCAAGCCCCCGTTTCCGGTGCAAGGTCTGCTCCCGTCGCAGCTGGCGATTCGGCTGAAATGCAAGCCCGAGCGGCGCGCCTGCGCTTTCTCGGAACGATCGCAAACTGACCCTGGAAGGGGTGCGATATGCCTACTCTCGTAGAGGCAAAGAACAAAGTCCGCGAGCTGTCCAAGAAGGGGCTCGAGGTTGCTGAGTCCACCACGATGACGTTCGCTGAGCAGAAGTCTGCTCTCGATCCGATCGAGGTCGACATCGCCAAGTGGATGGAGGAGGTCAAGTCCCTGGAGTTCGTGGACGAGAAGCGCAAGGCGTTCATGGCCGCCGCGGGCAACCCGATCGAAGAGGCTGGCGAGGACCACGCGGATGTGGGCACGAAGTCCATCGGTGCGCAGTTCGTCCAGTCCGCCGGCTACAAGGCTGTGGTCGAGAACGGCTTCAAGGGGAACTTCACCACGGGTGACCTTGAGGTCAAGACGGTCTTGACTGAGGGCACCGCTGGCGTCCCCGGCCCCGGCTACATGCCTGTCGCCGCAGTGCCGACCCTGCTCCCCGGCATTGTCGACCTCCGGTTCCGGCCGCTCGTCATCTCGGACCTGTTCCCTGGTGGCACCACGTCGACCCCGCTGATCCGCTACCTCGTGGAGACTGCGGTGACCAACGCCGCTGCGGCAACCGCTGAGGGCGCGCTGATGCCCGAGTCCGCGCTGACCTTCTCCAAGGTCGACGAGGTGCTGCACAAGATCACCACGTTCCTTCCGATCTCGGATGAGATGCTGGAGGACTGGGCGCAGGCGCAGTCGTACATCGACGCGCGTCTGATCCTGTTCGTGAAGCTGGCCGAAGAGGTCCAACTGTTGTCTGGTGACGGGACAGGGTCGAACCTGGTCGGTCTGATGAACCGTGCTGGTTTGGCGACTCCGATCGTCAAGGGCACCGCGCCCTCGGTGGCCGGTGACAACTCGATGGATGCGATCTACCGGCAGATCACCGCGATCCGCACGACCGCCTTCTTGGAGCCGGACGCGATCGCGATCGACCCGCTGGCATGGCAGAACATCCTTCTGGCCAAGAACACCCAAGGCGCGTACTACGCCAATGGGCCGTTCGCCTCGGCTGAGACCCCTGCACTGTGGGGCAAGAAGGTCGCTGTCAGCTTCGGCACCGCCGCGAACTCCGCGGTGGTCGGTGCGTTCGCTCAGGGTGGTCAGATCTTCCGCAAGGGTGGCCTGACCGTCGAGGCGTCGAACAGCCACGCTGACTACTTCCAGCGCGGCCAGACCGCGATCAGGGCGCAGGAGCGTCTTGCTCTGGCCATCTACCGCCCCGGCGCCTTTGGCGCGGTTACGGGGCTGTGATGGCAAACTTCGGTTACGACGTTGCTCTTGTCCCCGCAGGCACGGTGGTTACCGCCACTGGTGCTGGTGTGGGCATCGAGTACGACGACCGCGACATCTTCCGTGGTCAGTCAGTTGTCACGGCCGCGACGGGTACGACCCCGTCGATCACGGTCAGCATCGACACCTCGTATGACAACGGGGTGACTGACCCGTGGCGTTCCGTCGCGGCGTTCGCGGCGCAGACGGCGGCGAACACGACTGCCCGTAAGTCGTTCCCCGGCCTGGACCGTTGGGTCCGTGCGTCGTGGACGGTTTCCGGCACGACCCCGAGCGTCACGTTCGGTGTTCTGGGCGACGTCATCTAGCAGGTTCGGCGCGCGGCTCACAAGGTCGCGCGCCGAACCCGCCCCCACTCTCTTGAGGAGAAGCAACATGGCTGTGAAAGTAAACCCAGAGGTTGTCACCCCGGTCAGCACCGGCGCCGTGAAGTACGACGGTGGGCCATACACGGTCGAGCAGACCGCGGACAACACCAGCACCGGCGCCGTCGAGTACGTGCCACCCGGCACGACTGAGATGAGCCACTACAGCGAGGACGTCGTCGTGAACGAAGAGACGCCCGGCCCCGTGACCGTCACAGCTTCGGGGTTCCCGGTGCAGGCGAAGGTTGTCACCTCGCCGGCCAAGGCCGCGCCGAAGAAGACCGTCGCGCAGACCAAGGCCGTCAAGGCTAAGTGATGGCAGCCCTCGCCACGCCCGCACAGTTGGGGGCGATCCTCAAAGAGACCATCGACCCCGCGGACGCGTCTGCGTTGTTGATCCTGGACATCGCGTCGGGCATGGTGAGGGACTACCTTCAGCAAGAGGTCACCGCAGTAGCGGCGGACGTGGCACTGATGGATCCGATCAACGGGTTCGTCGTGGTCCTCGATGAGTTGCCGGTCACGGCAGTCACTCTCGTGGAGACGTTCGACAACACGGTCACTCCGGGCGTGTGGACGACGGCCGACCCGACCACCTACTCCGTGTCCAAGCGCACGGGCGTCATTACCGCCCTGCCGTGGAAGGGTGTCACGTGGCCTGCCCTGCCGGAGACGTGGCGTGTCACCTACAACCACGGGTTCGCTGTGGTCCCGATGTCCATCGTCGGCGTCGTGTTGGGTGTGGCCGCGCGCGAGTGGTCGAACCCTGGCTCGGTCGTGGATATGGAGCGCATCGGCGGGTACCAGGTGAAACTCCACATGGAGGCCACCGGTTACACGCCGCTGGAGGAGAAGGCGCTGGCCCGGTACGTGAACCCGAGGATCGCCTGATGGCCCGCGAGACGACATTGGTCATCCATATCGCCACCGGAACGCCCCGCCTACACCTGTGGTGCGACCGCTGCATGACATCGGCGGGCTGGGAGGTCAGCATCTACCGGCTGGCCGACGACGGGCCGCACGAGTTCGGCAAGGTCCGCCGTTGCGCTCGTTGTGATCGGAGCGAGGAATGAGCCTCGCCCGGCTGATGTCTCAGCCGCTCACGGTGCAGGCCATGGGGCCGACCACGCAGGACGT